TACGGTGACCAAGTTAAGGCAATGTACAAAGAACAAGATGATGTCGACTATGAAATAGTCGACTATGATGAAGCAGTTACACAACTGTTAGGTCACATGAATGAAATCATGGAAGCCATTGACGGAGGTTGGTAATGGAATATGCTATAGCAGGAATGATTTTTAGTTTACTGATAGTTTGGATAGTAATAAAGAACGGAGACAAATGATGAGAAGTATTTGGGTAACATTTACCAAAGAAGGCATACATAAGTATCCTGCGGCACTAACAGACCCTGCGTTAGCAACGGGCGACGAGTATGATGTATCTTTCCTAGGCTATCCACATAGACACACATTCCACTTTAAAGTGTGGATTGAAGTGTTCCACGATGATAGAGACATCGAATTTATACAATTTAAACGCTGGTTGGAGAAACTGTATAGTGAAGCAGTACTACAACTGGATTACAAATCTTGCGAGATGATCGCAGATGACTTAGCAATGGTGATTAACGAAAGGTATCCCGATCGCTGGGTAAAGATTTCAGTAGCCGAAGACAATGAGAACGGCTGTGAAATGGAATGGGCATTTAATCGTGTTAACGGTTAAACCTTTAACAACAAATGGAGAACATTATGTCAAGTGAAACACACTTAAAAATAAAAGCGGCAATCGAAACTTACTTAGACGAGAGTGCTAAGTTCGAAGAGAAAGGCGTTAAAGCGGCGGCTACTAGAGCCAGAGGTGCTTTAATGGATTTAACTAAACTTGCAAAAGCAAGACGTCAAGAAATCCAAGATAAAAAGAACGCAATGTAATGGCAAAGTCAGAGTCAACAAAAGCAAATACATCTGTAAAGCCCGAAGAAGTAACTAAGGAACAAGCAGATAAGATGAGCGATTATGCACAGGATCTTAATGATGAGATTACGCATGTCGTTGATTATGGCGATTTAAAGGAGAAGTAGATGAGAAAACTATTTTATATGGGTTTAGAGAGTTATGAGGCTCGCTATACTTTACAACTGCAAGACTGGAACGAACGTGTCTTTGGTAGACGCGGTATTGATTACCAAGTGATTGAAGGCGACGAGTTAGATAACAGTAAAGCGATTGTAACAGGTAGTGTGCTAGATGCTCACGGTCGCTCATATTACAGTTTATCTCAAACTATGAACCTTGTTCAAATGATGAAGAACGGCGAACTTACTAGTGATGATGTTATCTTTTATGAGGATATGTTTACTCCTGGTATTGAATGTTTGCCGTACATTATGGACCAAAGTCCACCGGAATATAGACCTAAGATCTATTTAAGATTCTTAGCACAAACAACTGACCCTGATGACTTCCTCATTAGGGAAGGTATGTTCCATTGGATGCGTAAGTATGAGGAAATGATAGACCAGGTAGTGAGCGGTATATTTGTTGCAAGTGAAGAGTTTGCGGCACATTTACGCATTGCAGGTATATTAGCACCTATTTATGTTTCAGGTTTACCATATGGTAAAGAAGAAGTAAGAGGTAGGATTGATTCAAACATACCAATCAAACAAAGGAAGAAAAGAGTATGCTTCAGTTCTCGTTGGGACGATGAGAAACAGCCTAACTTCTATATGGATTTAGCAGAAGCATATTATAAGATTGACCCTGAGGTTGAGTTCTCAATATTTTGTGGACACCCAGAGTTAAAAAGTAACAAGCAAGAGTATGTAGACAGAGCATTGCTATACGAAGGAGATAGAAACCGTTTAGGTCAGGCTAACTTTAAAGTATACACAGGCTTAAAGAAAGACGAGTACTACACCTTGTTAGCAGATAGTCAAGTATTGTTTAATTGTGCATTACAAGATTGGGTTAGTAATACTGTAAGTGAAGCAGATACGTTTGGGACACTTACATTATTCCCGGCTTACAGATCCTTTCCAGAAGTGTTTGCAAACAATCACAATCATTTATATACTCCTTGGAGTTTAGATGATGCAATAGAAAAGTTGCAAAGAATGTTTAAAGCGATTGACAACGAGGACTTATCAGCGTATAATGTAGGTAAGATAAGTGATTATCAGAACGGTACAATTGACAGGACACTAAATGTCCTAGAAGGAAAAGGAGAGCAACATGGAAGGAATGAATGGGACTTCCGAAAACATGTAGCAAGAGCAAAATATGAGTGAAGCAAAAACAATTTTAGTAACAGGCGGTAGTGGATATATCGGAGGCATGGTATGTAAACTACTTGTCGACGAGGGACACAATGTTATCAACGTCGATAGACGTAAGAAAGAAATACCAGGTGTTACTTTATATCCATTTGATTTAGATAACAGTCAAATTAAGGGTGTTATACAATTAACTAAACCGGATACTATTATGCACTTTGCGGCAGAGCACGAAGTTGCTCGTAGCATGGAAGAGCCTGATAGGTATTACTGGAATAATGTAGCAAATACTATTGCACTTCTTAATCATGCCGTTGAAGCAGGCGTTAAAAACTTTGTGTTTAGTAGTTCTAGTTCAGTGTATGGCGACATAACTAACTTCCCTACTACAGAAGACACACCTAAAGCACCTGTTAGCCCATATGGTAAAAGCAAAAGCATTGTAGAAGATATGCTACAAGACTATAAGAATGCATTTGGGTTGAACTATGTTGCATTAAGATATTTTAATGCCGCTGGTGCTGACCCTGATAACTCTCATGGTTACACACAAGAAAAAGCAAGTCATATTGTTCCTATTATTAGTAGAAACATACTCAGCGATGAGGTTACTACAGTATTTGGTATGGACTATGATACTCCAGATGGTACAGCAGTAAGAGATTACACTCATGTATTTGATATTGCAACAGCTCATTTGGCAAGTATGCATTACTTAGGTGACGGTGGTAAAAGCGATATCTTTAACATAGGTAACGGCACAGGTAATAGTGTGCTAGAAGTTATACATGCATTTGAAAAAGTTACAGGCACAATTCCTGAACATACATTTGCTGGAAGACGTGCTGGAGATCCGCCTGTTACTCATGCAGATAATAGCAAAGCACAAGAGCAACTAGGTTGGAGTCCTGTGTATGGACTAGAAGAAATAGTAGCCCATTCATTAGCATGGGAGACTAAAAACTATAAGGTTACCAAATGAGTTCAATACAATCCTTGACTAATCATCTTAAGCATTTACAAGAAATGCACAGAGAACTAGATAAGAAGATTACAAGGCATTGGGAACATCATGATAGTGATGATAAAGTAAGGCAAGAGAAGTATGAAAAACTTGCACTAAAAAGGGAAATTGAAGATTTAAAGAAAATGATTGAGCTAAAAGACCAATAAATGATCAGGAATTATACTTTTTATCTAAATAACATTAACGGACATCCTCGTCCATAACTCGGAGAATAGAATTGAATACAAGTGATAAGATAAAGAAAAGACTGGTGGAAGCCGGTGATAGGTTTTGGGCAGGAGATAATATTTCTGCTCATATTGAAGAAGGCGAGAAGCAACAACTAATTGATGAACTCGCAGTTAAGTTTGAAGATGTATTACAAAGTCTTGTAATAGATACTGAAAACGATCCTAACAGCAATGGCACAGGCAAACGTCTTGCTAAAATGTATGTAAACGAACTAATGAGTGGCAGGTACGAACCTATGCCACCTGCAACTGCTTTCCCTAACGATAGTATTGATAGGTACGAAGGCATGTTAGTTGTAAGAAGTGAGCTCACAAGTATGTGTTCACATCATCACCAGATAGTTAAAGGTGTAGCATACATAGGTATTATTGCTAGTGAGAAACTAATAGGACTAAGTAAGTATACAAGAATTGCACAATGGTGTGCTATGCGTGGTACGTTGCAAGAAGAACTTGCTAACGATATTGTTAGAGAGATTCAAAAAGCATGTGGTACAGAAAACTTAGGTGTTTACATACAAGCAACACATGGTTGTGTAGAGAACAGAGGTGTTAAAGCACATAGCAGTCTTACACAAACAACTGTTCTTAAAGGCTCATTCAAAGACGACCCAGGAACAAAGAAAGAGTTTATGGATAACATCAAACTACAACAAGAATTTGCGTGTGGGAAGTAAAGTATGTCAATTCAATCAAGAGGTCCTAACAATATACTTGTCCTTGAACGGTCAGTAGTTCCTGTTAATACTGTATGCGACATGGTATGCAGTAGACAAGAGCTAGATCTCATAAAAAGAAAGTTACCAATAACTACTGAAGAAGTCTTCGAATGCATTGAAGCATGGACAGACATAAGAGATGCTAGTGAAAACGATTACATTAAGTTTGATGTAGAATTTAATGCTGGCGACTTAAATGTAATGACACTTGGTATCAGTGACTGGATGTACTTGTCACTTGTAATGCAGGGTAGAGTTTATTTCCCAGATCAAGAAGGAATGAATAAGTTGTTTATGCTTGGCATGGAGCAAGTTATTACAGACTGCTTAATGGATCTAAGAGATGGTAATACTAACTATGAGATGAGTGATCTACATAGAATTATATGGGACGAGTTCGAAAGAACACACGGCAAAGTTACTGAAGAAAAATGCAAAGAACTACTGTTAAGTTTAGGTGTTAACTTTCATGAGGCATACAAGTGAACGACTTAAAGTATTCTGAAACATTCTTTTCAGCACAAGGCGAAGGACAATACGTTGGTATTCCTAGTCTGTGGATGCGTTTCTTTTTGTGCAATTTACAATGCAACGGCTTTGGACAAGAAGATCCAACCGATCCAAGTACATATGAATTACCATATGAAACTATTGATATTGCAGACATAACAAATGTTTTTGATTTGCCTGTGTTTGATAAAGGTTGTGATAGTTCTTATACATGGGCAAAGAGATACAAGCATCTTATTACAGATAAGACAGTAGAACAAGCAGTAGACGAACTTACAGCACTCTTACCGCACGGTAAGTTTGTACACCCTGTAACTGGACAAAGTTCACACATGGTGTTTACAGGCGGAGAGCCAATGCTTAAAAAGACACAGCCAGGAATGAAAAGTGTGTTAGAAGAGTTTGGTCTAAGAGGTAACATGCCTAACAATGTTACTGTAGAAACTAACGGTACTAGACCTATTGAAGATGAACTAGCAGTTTACATACAGGACTGGTCTTCTAATAACAGAGAATGGTATTGGAGTTTGTCTCCTAAACTGTGGAGTACAGCAGGTGAAAAGCCTAAAAAAGCAATACAGCCTGATGTAATAGGTAGATACGCAGAAGTATCACCACATGGTCAACTTAAATTTGTAGTAAATGGTTCTGATGAGAGTTGGAAAGAAGTAGAAGAAAATACAAAAATGTTTAGAGATGCCGGCTGTAACTTCCCTGTATGGATTATGGGAGTTGGCGGCACCTTTGAAGGCTTAGTACAAACAGAAGCCACTATAGCCGACGAAGCAATACAACGTGGTTATAATTATACAAGCAGAGTCCATGTACACATATATGGTAATGCTATAGGAAAATAGTATGGACGGGTTTCTTCCAATTAAATTGCACGAAGAGTTACTCCGAGAATACTTGATTGTACATTGGACCGATAGGACCAGTGACCAACCTAACTTTCTTCCTAATGCTATCAAAGAGCAAGGTGGTATCCCATGGAGATGTGCTGATCTCGAAAGAGAGCATTCAGTTCAAATACTAGACCTACTCAAACAAAAGTATAACACTCGTGACGACATAGATCAAATGGTATGTGTTTTACATAAGATGTATGACAAACACTTTATAAATGATTGTTCACATAGTGCATTCATAATAAGCCTTACGAACAATGATGTTAAATGGTATGACACTTTTACAGAACAAAAAGTGTCGTTACCTTATAATGAAGCGTTTGATACAACTGGTATGACACTTTCTTTACCAAAGTTAGAAAACAATTCATATTACTTCATTGATATATTTCTGCCAGAAAATGCTTGACAAACTGGCAACCAGAGCGTATAATACTAGTATATTGGAGTTAAAATGTCTAGAGATAAAAAATTAAGTGCCACATTTCAGAAGAGTGCAAGAGTTGTAAGCGACTATGCACCTGATATGATTTTTGAGCAACCAAGAGAAAACTTGTTCTTACAAGAGTTTATATCATATGAACAAAGCGAATTTGGTTGCAAACGTATAACAATCAAACGTAAGTTTGATAGGAACGGTGGTTACAATGATATGACCACTACGGAGATAATATGAAAAAACTAATACCATTTAGAATGTCTGGCAAAGGCTGGGGCAAGAAAGGTAGAGAGCTAGAACTTGCTCAAGCAGAATATGAGTTAGAAGGTGAGGCTCTCATTGATAAAGAAGTTATAATTAATAACAAGTACGACAAACAAGAGGCTACTGAAAAGAAAGAGCCGTGGGTAACTGTTATTAAGATGGGCATGGACCCTGAGAATGTTATACAAGGCTACTTTGAACTAGACTGGAACGACGAGTTTGTACAGTACTTGCAGTCGCAAGGCATACAAGGTGAGAACGACGAAGCAGTTGTTAACAAATGGTTCAATGCAGTATGTAGAACTGTGTTGCTACAAGAAAAAGCAGACCTAGATTACGGTATGCAAACTGGCGGCACTGATGTAATTATGACAAGGGATAACAATGACGACACCGGAACAAAAGGCAAAAAATAGTTTAGGCACACTGATGTCTAAAGTACAACCTGTTATAGAAGCAGAGATATCTACATGGGACGGACAAACTCTCGACTATATACTTGCTAACTACAGAAACTATCTTAAGATTAATTTAGAAGCGGATATGGAAAAGGCAAGAGATAATGTCTTAGACGACAATCCATTTGATGATCTAATGAAGGACGAACTGTAATGCAAAAAGTTAAAGTTAAAGATATTGGCGGCGATGTAGTTAAAGATAATTCTACATACAAGATACAAGATAACAAACTATTAAAAAAACTTGTTGTTAGCAGTACATTCCTTAGAGCTAATCAAAAGACTTCCGGACATAGCCACGAAGGGCAAGAGGAAGTATATCATTTTATCCAAGGCGAGGGTGAGATGGAAATTGACGGAAATAGGTTTACAGTTGAAGCAGGAGATGTTATACTAATAGAAGATGGAGAGTATCATAGAGTATATAATACAGGGCATCTTGGTATGTACTTTATATGTGTTTTTAACGGAGAGAGGAGTCATTAATGAAACAGAATTATATTTTAGTTGATAGTTTAAACATGTTCTTTAGAGCAAAGCATGTTGGACACGGCAAAGACATTGACATGAAAATTGGTATGGCAATGCATATCATGTTCAATAGTTTTAAGAAAGTATGGAGAGACTTTAACGGCTCCCATGTTGTGTTTTGTTTAGAAGGACGTTCATGGCGTAAAGACTTTTATACACCTTACAAAGCAAATCGTAAGGTAACAATGGATAAACGTTCCCCTCGTGAACAAGAAGACGATGAGTTATACTTTGAAGCATATAATGACATGGTTGAGTTCTTTAAGGATAAGACTAATGTAACAGTCATTAGACAGGCTGAGAGCGAAGCAGATGACTTGATTGCTACTTGGATACAGCAACACCCAGATGATAATCATATTATTGTTAGTACTGACAGCGACTTTTATCAGTTGATGGCTCCTAATGTCATGCAGTACAACGGCACAACAGATCAAATTGTTAGCCTAGATGGCTTTATTGATGCTAAGACTGGTAAGAGAGTTATAGATAAAAAGACTAAGGAAGAGAAGGCATTGCCTGATCCTAGTTGGATATTGTTTGAAAAGTGTGTGCGTGGTGATAGTTCAGACAATGTGTTTAGTGCATACCCTGGTGCTAGAAAGAAAGGCAGTAAGAACAAGACAGGTATGCTAGAAGCATATGAAGACATGGCTACACAAGGCTTTAATTACAATAACTTTATGCTACAACGTTGGGTTGATCATGAAGAACAAGAGCACAGAGTTATTGATGACTTTGAGCGTAACAAGATATTAATTGACTTAACACTACAGCCTGATGACATTAAAGCAAAGTGTAAAGCAGTTATAGAAGAAGCAAAGGCGGCACCTACAGTAAACAATGTAGGTATTCACTTTATGAAGTTCTGTGCAAAACATAACTTGGTAAGGATGAGTGAGACACCTAACGATTATGCCGAGATACTAAATAGTGGTATACAAACAACCTAAGGAAAGGAAATGACAGCAGACTATATTACGCAATTAGAACAAAAAATTGCGATGTTAGAACAAGAACTTATTTTGTACAAGAACAAATATCGAGAAGAAGTTGATAACAGTGAGTACAAGGTTAAGTATAGAGAACTCATTGATGCTAATATGGATCAACGAATGAAACAAAAAAGCATGACCGAATTAAATTATGACGGGAATGAGGACAGAGGACGATACGGCGAGGATGAAAGTGGATTGGCTAACTAAATTCTTTACAACTAAGTTTTGGAAGAAGCCAGAGCCTATTAAAAAAGAAACAGTCGTTATCGACATGATGCAGGATGATGTAGATCCTAATGAGATAACGATTGAGAATGCATACAAAACTAGATGGATATGGTATCATACAATATTAGCCATAGGCATCTTTCTTACTAACGTGTTGTTGATAGCAATATTAACATTACTAGCAATAAAATTATAATGACCAAAGAGCAATTAGTATTCTTAATTAAAAACTTACACCCAGAAGACAAGAGCGGTGGCATTGAAGCCGTGGTGCATGATGTGAATGGAGGTACCTTTGTTACTGACAGCATTAGACTAGACATGGATGGTGGTAGACTTATTATATCACAAATGAATAGTCCTAGTTATGAGAGTAACAAACTTAATTGGGAACAAGAATTAACATTTGTGGCAAGAGATTAATATGTTAAGCAGAATAAAACACTGGAAAGATGTATGCCAATTGCATTGGAAAGAGATAATATCATTAGCAATCGCACTACATTGGCTAATGGACTTATTAGTCATTGTGCCTATATCATTAGCAATAGGATACTTTTTTGGTGTGCATATAGGACATGATTAAATGGAAGAATTAAATAAGTGTGGTGGCGTACCTACAAACGATAATGTAGGGAGCGACACAATTAGAATGACAGTACAAGTAGATGTACCGTATGAAAGTAAAATAATGAACTATGGTGATGTATCTAAGCAAAAGATACTCGACTTTATAAATAGTGATGCATTTACTTCATATAGTATTTCAGCAGGGCCTTCAACAAAAGGCATCGAAGTCAGTGAGTAGAGACTACTGGGATGATGCAAGAAAGGCTCAATGGATTTTGCAACATGGTTGGAGTGGTAAGACTGCAAGTATATTCGAAAGAGTAGACGATCAGGTTTATGTAAGACCAATTGCACAAGACGGTGAAACTTTGCCACCGTGGTTGTCCAGAGAACGGAGACCAATGAGTAGAGATGATTATATAAAAAGTCCTAGCAGACAGGAGACACAACATGGGAAGAAAGAAAGTAGACCCAAAAGTAACTAGACTACAACAGGTTTCTGATGTAGCATGGCTAGTTAAACAAGGCGAAAATAAATTAGGTATTCTTAATAAAGATGTACAGGAAAAGTATGTGTACATCACAGGTAAAGAACTACTGAAGTTTGAAGATGAATCAGAAGCAAGTGAACACTTTGGTAACATTAAATTGTTCTCAGAGCAAATTACTGAAAGTCATCAGCGACAAGATACATATTATATCAACGGCTATGCTGTAGACTATGAGTTACCTTTTGCTGTAGAAGAAGATCACCCAGACTACAATCCTAAGTTACCTTTGTACACTAAAATAGAAGGTAACGAAGTATACTACGCCGCAGGATACTATTGCATTAACTTTGCAAAAGGTTGGAAACAAGCAAATGGTCCTAAACTTGCAACGTTATTAAAATATGGTTTTACAGGCCCATTTAAAACTGAGATGGAGATGAGACAACAACTAAGATTCCTTAACAAACAAAAGAGGAAAGGAACTGATGTCTCAGGCTAGCCGCAGAACGCAACTACTTGCCTTGCTTTATAGTATGAAGCAACAAGGTAAGGAGAGTGCTACATTTAATATAGACTTCCTGATAGAAGCATGTCAAGAGTCTATAACAGTTGTCCATGAGACAGCAAAAGAGGTAGAAGATACACCTCAAGAAGGCGATATGGATGGCGGAGGATTTTAAGAATCCTGCAATAGGCAGGTATAACTTCAAGGGCAGGTATGATTATACACTACCAGGTTATTCCATAGGGCTGAAAGAAGTAGAAGAAATAAATCTAATAGCAAAAGAACCGTGGGGTTGGTATTTTATAGGTCATAAAGACCAAGATTACAGATCTGATACATGGTATGAAAAGCAACATTGTGTTATATCATTTAACAGTCATGAGGATTTAATACAAGTGGTTTTACAAGTAGGGTCTCGCCTTTAAGTGCGTACTTTTTGATAAATACATGTGTAGTTTTAAAGATATGGAGAGACACACATGAGTAGACCCAAGCCAACAATACTGTTACAAGCAGTCAACAAGCACACTTACAAAGCAGAAGAAGTGTTAGTTGCTGAAGCAATTTTTTCAGTATTCTACGATGGTAACCCAATTAACTTGAGAACACAGAATACTCTAGTTAGTTATCCAGGCCCAAAATACAAAAAAGTATCATTTAGTAACAGCGGACATGCATTTAACTTGGCGGCAAGATTAAATAAAATGTTTGACACGGATAAGTTCCAAGTATTAAGAATGAGCGGCGGGGAAGTAGTAACGGAGAAAGAATGAGGCAGTTGGTTGATAAGATATTACATACCAAGTTCCACATAGGCTGGGTATTTTTAGTACTACTTACTTCTCTCTTTGCATGTATTTGGAAACTAGCCACTCTAATATAATGACATTAGATCTACACGGCAAGAGACATCATGAAGTGCCGTTGCTAGTTGAAAACTTTATACTACTTAATCAAGAACAAGTCCCACTTACAATTATTTGCGGTAACAGTCAACGTATGATTGATATAGTTATGGAAGTTATATACGACATAGATTGCAGTAATGTTGTTATGGACGTTTACGGCAAGATAGTGATTAGAAGCATATGAGCGATCTACATAAACTTATTCTTAAAGAAGCGAAACCATTAATGGAAAAGAAGTTTGGTGATAGCCTTACTGATATAGAATTCTATAAAATGATGTTCGTTAACTTTAGACACAAGAACGGTGAGCCACACGGACTAAGACTTACAGGTGTAGGCAACAACCTGTTACAACGTGTCTACGACGCTCACACATACCATATAACAGGTGATGTTAACCATCAAGCATACATACTTCTAGACATGCATATGGTGTGGCCATACTATGTAGGTAGAAAACTAGCAACCTTCTATAGCGACAATGACGCCGCTTGGTTTAGGCTAAATAATAGTGACTTAAAACTTTATACGGAGCATTTATAATGGGTAAGATATTACAATTTCCAAAGAAGAATAAGAAACAAATGACAAAATGGACACCACCAGAACTTCCTATAGACACAAGAGGATATGAAGTAAAAGAGTTTACATTTGATTTAGATGGTGTGAAAGGTATGATTGAAGATCCTAATTTCGATACTACCAACTTCTTCAAAGTTATGCCTGACGAAGTACTTGATAAAATATTCCTCGAAGTGCGGGAAGAGTTCAAAAAGGACGATAAAGTATCTGATGTACATGATGCTTGTTTTGAGGTACAACTACTTGCAGAACAATATCCCGAACATGCTAGTTACATAGAAACTAGAGTACAGCAATTAACTAAACAACTAATTACTTTCCTAGCAAACACAAAAAAAGGTTGACAAACAGAATAAAGATGCTATAATAGTTGCAACATTTAGGAATAATCCTAGTGTTTTGTTTAACTAAAGAGAGGTCATAATGACTAAACAAAGTAAAGTGCTTTCAGCACTACAAGAAGGAAGAACCTTATCATCAGCTCAGATTTCGAGCTATTTTGGTGCAGGTAATCCACAAGCAATTATCCAAGCATTAAGGTTTCAAGGCCATGCTATTTTCCTTAACACAGTTAAGGATACTAAAGGCAGAGTTAGAAACGTTTATAGACTTGGAACTCCAAGCAAAAAAGTTGTAGCCGCAGGTTACAGAGCTATGGCGTCTGCTTAATTAGGTATTATACCTACTAAAAAGAGGGCTTTATGCCCTCTTTTTTTATGATTTAAGGCTCATTAAACGTCATTTTAACGTACAAACAGGCGTACAAATACATCAGGTTGTACGCAAAAATGTACACAAGGGCACGATATAGGTTGACTTATGCGGGTTTTTTGCTATAATATACGCAAGAAACAAAAAAAGAGGGGAAAATGTCACCAATAATAAGCAATAAAGATTTCTTTTTCAAGTATGATACCAACAAGTCTGTAGATGATAACTTCACAGCATGGCGTATCATGAATCACGAAGAGCGTTCTGCATACGGAGAAGCACTTCACACATTTGAAGATGCACGGAAGATATTTGAAAAGCAATATTCCGTTAAAGTTTCATCTAAAAACGGTTGACAAACCGCAACTAACTGTTATAATAGTTGCATAAATTAAATATATAAAGGTAGGAGTTTATATGGACTTACAAGTCAAAACATCACAAGCAGGTAGCATAGCCAAACGTGCCATGTTAGCGAAGCAACCACTATTCTTGTGGGGTGCACCAGGTATAGGAAAATCAGAACTAGTTCAGCAGATTGCTGAAGATATGGGTAACTGTTTGGTTATCGATATGCGTCTCGCTCTTATGGAGCCAACTGATCTACGAGGTTATCCTTTCCGTAATCCTGAGAACAACCAAATGGAATGGAGCCCACCGGCTGACCTTCCTACAGAAGAACAAGCGGCAGAGTATGACTATGTTGTATTGTTCTTAGATGAGTTGAACTCAGCACCTCCTAGTGTACAGGCGGCGGCTTAC